TGATGAACAAAAATCGTGGAGGATTAAAAGGCTCAAATCCCTCCGTCCTTCTTGGAAACCCAGCGAAGAGCAGATGGAAGCTCTGAATGTCCTTAATTGTCACGGAGGCCTCTCATACATAGGTCAGCAAAACCAGCTTATTTCTTTATATAACGACTTGAAGAAACTGAAGTAAACCCATAGGGTGCGGAAAAGGTGGGCAAGAACACCGCACACCATAGATGTACTTTTGCAACAGAATGTTAAACCTTTATTTTTTATTAGTATGGATTCAATGTTATTCTTGAATGAAATTCGTTCTCTTATCAAAGGTATGAGCAGCCTTAATGAAATGGTAGATGCTATTCGTGCCAAATATCACTTTACCGAGGAAGCCGCGAGGGAGTATGTTCTCGCTTGTGCTTTTGCAGATTCGTTGAACCTTAAATTCATGTAATATATGCTGAACCGAATAAAGAAATTCATTGAAAAAAGGCGTGATGAAAACCAAGAATTTGGTGGTCTTGAAGAAGTTCATGAGGATAATGTGATTCTTGATAAAATATATCACCTCGAAAACGAAGAAGCAGATAATACTGCAAGAAATGCCGCATCTCTCTGGTGTCGTTGCTATAAATGTGATGGAATTATAAATGATACTGGCGACAAGTGTAATAAACCGAATTGTACTTGTACGAAATGGTTTGACGCATACAAAGGTGGGCTGATTGCTTTGAAATAAATCGATATAATGTAAACCATAGGGTGCGAAAAGGCATTTTTCATGATATAGGACGTTAATTTACTCCGCCAAGTACGCACCCTTTTATTTGATTTAGATATGAAACATTACTTATATATAGACGATGACACAGAATACATCAAGGAGCAAGAAGATGGTCATAAAAAGATAAGTGAACAAAAGCAAGGATGCTTCTATTGTGTATACTTCAATGGTTGTCATACTTCTGTATGGAGAAAAGGTCAAACTTGTGATTTGTTTATCGGTAAATAAATAGTAAAGCTTATGAAATACATTGATGCAGAAAAACTGAGAAAACTCCTTGCAAATCGTTATGAGGAGATAACCGTTTCAATACTTACTGATGAAGGTGGCCTTGAGTCATTTTATCGTAGAAGTGAAATACACAATATTCTTAAGATTGTCGACTCTCTTCAGCAGGAGCAGACAGAGGTGGATTTGGAGAAGTTTACCGAAAAAATGAATGACTGGAAAGCAAGATACAATCATCCAGACAATATTCCAATCAAAGCAACTATGGCATTTACTGCGAGAATGTTCTATATGTATCCTAAGGTAGCAAGGAAGTGGTATGATAGTTTACCCAAAGTAACACTAGACTGATATGGACAAGATAGATAAGATACGGGCCGAGATTGAAGGGGAGATTATACTTAATGGACACACATATAAGACGTGGTGAAAGAATAATAAATAATAAATAGTATGTATATAAGTAGAACAAATATTTATCTTGCTGATAATCATTGGTATATTATAGCTCAATCTATGAAAGAGGCTGTAGAAATATATGAAAAATATCATAAAGATGATCTCGGTAAAGAGCCTATAATCATAGAGAAAGTTACTACAGAATATCAAGCATTAAAGAAAGAATATATAACGGAAGTACTTAAATGAATAATGACCCTAAAGTCCTTCTAACCGTCATACTGGAGGGAGGCACACTACATAGAGTAGTGAATGAATCTAAAAAGTGGTATCTTACAAAGAAAGACCTTAATCCTAAAAGAACTTTTACAGGAGATGACGGCAATAAGATAGTAAAAAGTGGTAAATATAGAAGTTACAGTCTTGTACCAGTAGATTGTAATCTTAAAACCACTCTTACTAAAGATGCTTATGATTATATGACATCTTCTTATGTGCCTGATTGGTATCCTAATAAAAAGGCTTGGGGAAGGATGAGTGCAAAAGAAAGGCTTGAAGCTCATTTGTCTAGAATTTGTTTGAGCCACAGGGGAAAATCATTTACTTATCAAATTATAGATAATTAATATGATGTACTCATTAGATGAAATAGGATTAATCCCCTCGGAAGTTTCAGAAGTGAAATCTAGAGGGGATGTAAATCCTTATGTACTATCTCCTTTTGGAGAGAAGAAGTTGCCCATATTTGTAGCCCCTATGACTTGTATATTAGATGCAAGTAATATTGAAACCTTTGCAAAAAGTAAAGTTGAGCCTATTCTTCCTGTAAGAGGGAATCTTGAGAACAGAATTAAACTTTATGGTGGTGGTATATGGAAAGGATGGACAGCTATGACTTTGCAGGAGTTTAGTATATTTAATTCTTGTGATGCACCTGAGGACCAGCATTATTATATACTAATAGATGTAGCAAATGGTCATATGGAGGAGCTTTATACAAGGATTAAAGATGCTAAGCAAGAGTATGGAGATAATCTCACCGTCATGATTGGTAATATTGCTAATCCTGAAACTTATATAGAATGTTGTTCAGCAGGAGTAGACTATGTAAGAGTAGGTATCGGTGGAGGTAGTGGTTGTACAACATCTGTTCAAACTGGAATTCATGCCAGCCTTCCTTACCTCCTTGAAGAAATAAAAGAGGCTAAACATTGGTACAATGGTTCTACTTACAAATGGAGAACAAAGATAGTAGCTGATGGAGGAGTCTCTACTATTAGCAGAGCTATCAAATGCCTTGCTCTTGGAGCTGATTATGTAATGATGGGCAGATGTTTTGCTCAATGTGAAGAAGCCTGTGGTGAACTTAGACCTCCTTATCCTGATATGCTTGTTAAAGAAAGGAGATATTATGGACAGTCCTCAGAAAAGGGGCAATTAGATAGGTTTGGTAAAGTTAAATCAAATCCTGAAGGCACTGATTATTGGATACCTGTCACTACAAACTTAACAGAGTTTACTAATAAGTTTGAAGCAGCATTAAGGTCAGCAATGTCCTACTGTAATGCTTTTACTCTTGATGAATTCATCGGAAAAGTTAGTTACGAGGTAATGTCACCAATGGAATTTAATGCATTTAATAAGTAATGGCAGCAATAGACAAATTGTATCTGAACTCATATGATGAATTGTATGAGTTTAGACTCTGGTGTTTGATTCACTATCCTAAGATATTTAGCTATTGGTATCCTCCTATACTCCTTATAGGAGAGAAGGAATTTAATAAAATAAAATTAGATTCTGCAAAGACTACCTATAAGAAATTCAAGGAGGATTGGAAAAACACTTCTCCTGATGGAACTATTAATGGAGGAATAGCCTATCTGATAGCAAAATATGGCATGTCAGAAGAGGATGCTAAATGGAATGTTGAGTACAGTAGGAGAAATTCTCAGAAAACAATAGATGAATTGCTTCTTGAGTTTAAACTTCCTGTAATGAACACTCCAATAAAGGTAGACAAATTCCTTCTATGGAGATGCCCTTTAGACTACATTAGAGTCTATCTGGAAGAACAATGTGGGTACAAAACTCACTGGTATCATAAACTATTTTTCAAAAAACTATGACACGAGAAGAATTAAGGGTAGAGGCCCTTAGATTATTTAAGGATAATAACAACATTGCAATACAGGCAGCTACTGGCGTGGGGAAGTCTAAGATAGCGATTGAGATGCTTAACTATTATATTGACTGTGTTGCTTATAAACCCACAATTTTATTTGTTGTGGCAGAGGTTGCTCATAAAGCCAATTGGGAAGAGGAAATCAAAAAGTGGGGATTAAAAGATTCTAACCATACTATAATATGTTATGCGTCCTTAAAGAAATTTAAGAATACAAGCTGGGATGTTATAGTATTTGATGAAGCACATCATTTAGATACGGCAGCACGACTTGATGCCTTTGACAGTCTTAGAACCTATTATAGGATATTTCTGTCAGCTACCCTTAAGGATTCCCTTCTATATAAATTAGAAGAATCTTGTGGTCCCATCGAAACCCTAAAGATGGGATTACAAGATGCTTTTGATGCTAACATTCTTCCTGAGCCTAAAATAGTGCTTATACCTCTGGAACTTAACAAAAAGGATAGTAATTTAACTATTGTTGAGTCTTGGGGTACTAAAGGGAAGAAACTAACTGCCAAATGTACTTATCAGGAGAGATGGAAGTACATACGGCAGAAAAAGAGTATTCCTAACGGTGAATTACAGATATCTTGTACTCAATGGCAGTACTATAACTATTTGACAGAGCAGTTTGAATATTATAAGAAGAGATTTATGTTTACTCGTAATGAAGCTATAAAGAATAAGTGGCTTCAGTGGGGCAGTAAAAGAAAGATCTTCTTGGGGGAACAAAAGACTGCTGTTGTTATGCGGTTATTGGAAGAATTGAAGGATAAAAGATATATTTGTTTCTGTACTAATATAGAGCAGGCAGAGATTCTCGGAGGTAAAAATGCTGTACACTCTAAAAAGAAGAACAGTTTAGATATTATTAATGAGTTCAATACTGGTAAAATTAACAATCTGTTCGCTGTAGGTATGTTAACCGAAGGTATGAATCTCAATAATATTGAGGCTGGAGTAATAGTACAGTTGGATGGAGAAGAAAGAGCCTTTATTCAGAAGTTTGGAAGAACTTTAAGGGCCGATTCTCCAGTACAGTATATCTTTTACTTCAAGGACACCAGAGACAAGGAATATCTAGAGAAGGCACTTGAGGGTATTGACAAGAAGTATATAAAAATTTATGAAATATATAATAGATGAAAATATCTGTAAAAAGCATGACTTAGCTGTAGAGGAGCTCTTTTGTATTTTAGCCTGTAAATCTTGTAATAATCTCTATACTCTAATAGAGAAAATGAAAGAGCAAGAGAAGTTGTCAAAAGAAACACCTTCTCCATATCCTACACTTCATTGGGACCAAGAGGTTTGTAGTGTGTTACTTGAGTCTGATGATACCATTCCAAAGAAAGATGATTGCAAAGAACTTGCTGAGACTCTTAGAGAATTGTTTCCTAGAGGAATAAAAGTAGGAAATTCTGCTTGGAGGGGCAATGTGAGAGAAATAACTCTTAGGCTGCAAAAGTTTTTCAAGCTATATGGGAATAGGTGGTCTAATGATGAGATAGTGGATGCCACGAAACGATATGTGGACCACTTCAATGGTGATTTTACTTATATGAGAATCCTGAAATATTTCATAATGAAATCAGATAGGGTTACTGGAGAAGACGGAACTACTCATATAGAGGATATCTCAGAACTTGCTACTTGGTTAGAGAACCAAGATATGGAAACAGATGTAGACTGGACAACTAGTTTAGTATAATGGCTACTTTAGATAGAATAAAGCACTATAAACAAAGAAGGGAGAGGGCATTAAATGGTTTGTATAACTGTTTGCCCCTTCCCTTTGATAGATTTAAACAGTATCTCCCAGGAACTGAAAAGGCTAAATACATTATATGTACTGCAAATCAAAAAGTTGGAAAATCAAAGTTTGTAGATTTTGTATATGTATATTCTACCATATTGTTTATAATGCAACATCCAGAAATAAGGGCAAAGATATTTTATTTTACTTTGGAGATTTCCCCCAACTCTAAGAGAGATGAATACATGTCCTTTTTGTTAAATTATTTGGACCACAAACAAGTAAGTCCAACAGATTTAAATTCTGTTGACTCTACAAAGCCAATTCCTGAAGATATTATAGAACTATTAGCTTCTGATAGATATAAGCCATATATAGATAAATATGACGAAGTTGTCACCTATATAGATGATATTAGGAATCCTACAGGAATTAATAAGTTTTGTAGAGATTATGCTTTATCTCATGGTCATCTTAATTATACTGAAGAAACTTATGTAGATAGTAATGGTAAAACTTGTAGATTAATAGATAAAACCAATCCTTATACTGCAGATGATGAAGAGGAAATCAGACTTGTTATTGTAGATAATGCTTCTAATTTTACTCAAGAGGCAGGATTAAATAAGATGGAAACTATTAATAAAGCAAGTAAGTATTTTATTACTTTAAGAGACCAATTGCTATATACTATAGTAATGGTACAACATCAGGCTCAAGCACAAGAAGGTATTGAAAATAGAAAATTAGGGCTAGTAAAGCCTTCTTCTGATGGTCTTGCTGATTGTAAAACTACAAGTAGGGATGCTAATCTATTGTTGGGTCTATATAGTCCATTTAAATATGAAATAAAGAAGTATTTGGACTATGATATAACAAAGTTTAAGAATTATATTAGGTTTCTAGAAGTGCTTGAAGACAGAGACTATGGTGCCAATGGTCAAATATGCCCTCTGTTTTTCAATGGTGCCTCATCAACATTTAGAGAGCTTCCTAAGCCAGATGACCCAGAGATAAATCAAGTGTTGCAGTACATTGAGACTTTAAACTACAAAAAGATTAATAAGATATTTTTTAGATTTTTATCAAAGATTAAGAATTATGGCAAACGTAGTAATGTTGCTAGGTAAAAGTGGTACTGGAAAATCCACCAGTATAAAAACCTTGAATCCTGAAGAGACTGTTATTGTAAATGTCTTGGGCAAAAAGCTCCCTTTTAAGGGCAGTGGCTCACTGTACAACACAGATAAGAAGAATCTCTTTAGGATAGATGACTATCTTCAGATGATTAATTTGCTTCAAGCTTGTGATAAACAGCCTCATATAAAGAATATTGTCCTTGATGATTTCATTTATATTATGAGGAAGGAGTATTTTAGAAGGGCTAAAGAGGCAGGCTATGCAAAATATACAGAGCTTGCACAGCATTTTCAGCAAATCATCTCTACTTGTGAACAGATGAGGGAAGATATCAATGTGTTTATGATTCTTCATAGTGAAGATGTTCAGAGTGAGAAAACTACTATTGGATATAAAGTCAGTACTATTGGTCAATTGCTTGATAGTCAGTACAATCCAATAGAAGTAGTTCCTATGGTACTATACTCTGCAATTAAGTTTGATGAGAAAGGCAGTCCTACCTATGGATTTTATACTCATGCAGCTATGGAAGGTACAGTACAGATTCCTGCGAAAACTCCTGATGAAATGTTTAGTTCCGACTTCATTCCAAATGATTTAGGAGCAGTAGTAAAGGCTATGAATGAGTACTACAGTTGATAGAGAAGAAGTTAAAGATAAAATAAATAAGTTTATTAAGACTCAACACATAGAAATAGTAGCAGAGTTATTAGAATACTTATTTATAATAAAAGAAATTCCTAATAAGGAAGAAAAGATAAAAATATTATTTACAAATCCTATATTATTTCCAATTATTGTTGAAAAAACAATGGAAGAGTTGGAGAGACATTTCAATTTTTATAGGGTTTGTGATATAAACAATAACATTATTTTAGTTTTTTAACAATTATGGTTTTAAACAGATTTCAGATGGCAGCTGTTAAGAGGACTGCCCAGAACACTAAGAAGCTGGTAGCACAGCGTGACAAAGTTACTTCTCGTATGAGAGAACTTGCTGCTGAACTTATTAACATTAACAATCAGATTGATGCATGGGAAACTCCCATTAAGGTTATGACTGGTGGTTGGACCTCAGAGCAGTGCATTGCTTATAATGGAGAACTTCCTGAGAATGTTGATAATAATGAAAATATAACTAATACTGAGAATAATGAAGACTAATTTTGCATTTATGGCCTTCTCTGCAGGCAAAGAATCTACTGACGGAGGAGTTGTTAAGAGGTATATTGGTGTAGCACCTGTTAAAGTTCTTGCTACCAATCCTACTAAAGCTGAACTTGAAGCTATTTATAACACCACCCTTGAAAAGGACCTTGAATATACAGGCATTCAGAATGTCAATGGTGTTGATGTTCCTTATGCTAGGATTGATTTTATCGTAAGGACCGATGCTGAGAGGGCAAATGATATTGACTTTATTACTAAGGTTACTTACTTTGTGAGGAAGGAGTATCGCTTCAATAGGGATAAGTCAAAGGTACAGGTTATTGATAAGTATGGTCGTACTGCTTGGGTAACTAAGGAGCAGGCTCAGAGTCATGCTATTCCTCAGTATGCTAATGGTCCTGCCAATCTTGACAAGGACTATCGACCTTGTTATGTAGGAGAGGAAGACCTTACCAACTTCATTAAGACATATCTTGGAATTCCCAATGTTCAGAGGTATGTTGATAACAAGTGGGTACTTGTTGATAATCCTGCTGAATGCGAAGCTAGGCTGGATGGTATTGAGAAATTCTTCGCTGGTGACTTCAAGGAGCTTAAGGAAATTATGTCTTATCAGCCAAACAATAAGGTAAAGGTTATGTTTGGTGTTCGCACATCTGATGATGGCAGGCAGTATCAGTCTGCTTATACTCAGATGATTCTGCGTAATGGGGCAACAGATTTCAGTAAGCTTGACAAAGACCTTCAGGAGCGTAAGGCAGCAGGAGCATATCCTACTACTGAATTTGAGGCAGTTCCTATCCATGAATATACAGTTACTGCCACTCCAGTAGATGACCTTCCTGCCGATAATGCTACCCCCACTGGCTGGTTTTAATAAGCAATAACTATGGCTTTTAGTACTGGAAGAAACTCTATTTGTCTTGAAGAGATTCTTAACAAAGTTGATGAAGCCACAATTGCAGCTAAATATTTAGGCATAACTGAAGTACCGTGTGTTATAAATTCCCCACTGAGAGATGATAAAAGACCGTCTTTTGGTATTTATACATTTGATGGTACTAAAATTAGATATACTGATTTTGCCACAGGTGAGAGGGGAGGTTTATTTGACCTCCTCTCCTATTTGTGGAATCTTCCTTATGATAAAGTTGTAGATAAGGTAGAAAAAGATTTCCTAAATATCACAGATAATAAAGAGTACATCTCCAAAGTAAGTAATGGAAGTACTAAAGTAATAATTAAAGACAAAAGCCATTCTAAAATAGATATTAAAGTTAGAGAATGGAGAAAATATGATATAGAATATTGGGAATCCTATGGGGTATCATTGGAGTGGCTAAAGTATGCCAATGTATATCCAATATCTCACAAATTTATAACTAAGGAAAATAAAAAGTATGTCTTTGGAGCTGATAAATATGCCTATGCTTTTATTGAGAAGAAAGAAGGAAATATAAGTATAAAAATTTATCAGCCATTTAATAAAATAGGATTTAAGTGGTGTACGAGTACTGATAGTTCAGTTATTAGTTTATGGACAAAAGTGCCTCAGGAGGGAGACAGAATTTGTATATGCTCATCATTAAAAGATGCACTATGCTTATGGTCAAATACTGGAATCCCTTGTTTAGCTCCTCAAGGAGAAGGCTATAATATGAGTAATACTGCAGTGATGGAATTAAAAAGAAGATTTAAAGAAGTATATATTCTATTTGATAATGATACTGCAGGATTAATTGATGGAGCAAAACTGAGTGAACAAACAGGCTTTACAAATATTATACTGCCGAGATATAATAACTGTAAGGATGTATCAGATTTATACCACAATCTTCAAGACAAAAATAAATTCAGAGAAATAATTCTCAACCTTTTTAATAAAAATTAATATCAATTATGGAAGCAAGAAATATTACTATTGTGTCCACTAGGGACCAGAGCAAACATGTTATTAATACCGATGCTACTACTCTTCGTGAGTTGAAGGCTGCACTGTCAGCTAGTGGTGTTGATTATGATGGAATGACTTTCTATGAGGGACTTTCTCATACTGAGCTCCTCACTGATGATAGTGTTCTTCCTCATGATGTCCCTTATAAGGGAGAAATTACCAATGAGCTTGTATTTATGCTCACCAATCCTAACAAGAAGATTAAGAGTGGTGCCAACCTCTCTGAGGCCCGTAAAGCTCTCTATGATGCTATTGAGGAACTTGGCCTTAAGGATGCTTGTGTAACTACTTATGGTCGTAATTTTACTCAGTGTAAGAACTCTGAGCTGATGTCTCTTGTTGAGAATGCTCAGGAGAAGCTTGCTGAAGGAAATAGTAAGAGCAATGTAGAGAAGGCACTGGAACTTCTCATTGATGTTCTTGTTGAGGAGGAGTATCTTTATGAGGAAAATGTTGAGCACATTCTCAAGGTTCTTCATGGTACACCCGAAGAGCCTAAGGCTCAGTCCCGCTATAGTGAGGATGAGCTGAATGACATGTTTGAGTTTCTTGACTAGTTAATAATTGGGGTGTAGGAAACTGCACCCCTTTATTTTTACCTTATGGAGGAATCTATAAAAATAAAAGAGTTGTATAATGAAGCTCTGCAGCGACCTCTTGAGGTATTAAGCATCTTCAATGATTTCTTTGGGGAGAGTCTCGTGGATATGCAGAATCTCCCAACATCACAATATATAGCTTCAAGATTTTTACATGAGCCACAAAATGTGAGTGTTGTAAAAACGGAAATTCTGAATTTTTTGGGTAGTAGACCTATATCTATATTAGTACATTTTCCACATGTAAGAATAACAAATGAATTTG